TTATACAAAACGCGGATGCCGATGGCCGCCATTTCGGTGGCGAACGCCGGGCAGTCCTTCGCGAGTTCTTGGAAATCATAGCCGTCACTATCGGGGTCGCCATATGACTTCGTGACCTTCGGCTTGACGCCTTGCTTGAATACATTGACATAGCAAGGTTGCCCGCCCGTTTCATATTCGGGCAACAACTTTTTCATTTCGTTGGATGCGCCCGCGCTATTCCACGATTGCTGGAACAACCCGGCTTCGCACGTGTCGGCCGTCACGTTGCTGGCGGTGGTGTCGCGGCCTTCCGTGTAGTTGCCGGAAGACTCCCGCATCCCCAAGCCCATCAACATTGTGAAGTTCTTGCGCAACACGTCTTCGCGGCCGGTGGCCGTGATGGTGTACCAAGCCAACGCATCCTTGCTTGACGTGCCGATGGGTTGCGACATGACCAACGCTTGCGAGTCGTTGGCCTTCAACTTCAAAAGGCATTGCGCGAACATGACCGCGATGCCTTGCGTGTAGCCGATGGGCGCAACGCCGCGCGCCTTCCAACTATATTTCGCAATGGCAGAGTCCTTCGCCATGTCCATGATGGCTAGCACTTGATCGCTGGTCAGTGCACCGGCGGGCGGCGGCTTCGGCACCGGCTTGTCCGATGCCATCAACACTTCCCACGTGGCCGGGCCAACGATGCCGTCAACTTCCAAACTGTATTTGGTTTGATATTGCATCACGGCCGCTTCGGTGGCCGGGCCGAACTCGCCATCAACGTCAAGCGTGATGCCAAGGTCAGCATTCAAAAGCGTTTGAAGATATCTAACCGTGTCGCCTGACGATTCAATCATAAGCATCGGCATGGCTTCCGGCTGCGGCGTATAGTTCACCGGTGCCGGTGGCCTTCGCACAACGTCAGGCAAGCGGAAGTTGGAAATGTTCACCGTGTTGTTTTGATTGCCGCCTAGATATTTTCCCTTCCAACAAAACGCGATGTGGTGCGGCGGCTTGCCGGGCAAATACCAAATCGCCAAGTCACCGTCTTCGCGTTGGTTCGGGTCAACGCCGGTGCCGAAATCTATCCATGCATCCACATATGCCCAACCACCGGTGCCGGTGTTTTTGAAGGGCGGCATGATTTTCCAAATCGAAAGCTGGTCGCCGCAGAATAGTCCGCACCATGCGGTAGAGTTCCCCATTTGCGTGACATAGCTTGCCATCGCCTTGTTATCGGGGAAGCGGCGCGCCGTGCGCGTGGCCATCGCGGGCACATCCGGCCCGTCATGATACTTGCCAATGGTGTCTTCAAGCGTAGCGTTCCACGGCTTGGCCGGAAGTTCGGGTGTCGGCATGTTCGATGGCCTCAAAATGTGGGTGACGGATTTATATTCACCGTCACCGCTATGGGTCACACCAAAGTCAATCAAGTTCAGCGTGCGCGCTTCGTCAGCAATCTTGTTTGCCCATGCCAGTTGGTTGCCATACGTCACAACCCTGACCGGCATGTCATTGCGTTGCGCTTCCTTCCTTTTGTCGTTCAGTGATTTCGCGGTCACTTCGTCATCGTGCTCGCAAATCATCGCCACGCAAAATGGATGTGAAACCAGCCGCGCATTGTCGCCATCAACAAAGTTCGGATTCTTCACGAAGATGGAAAAGCCTTGGCCCGACACGTGGTCAAGCAACTGCAACGCTTGGTCGGTGGAGTCGGTGTCTAGGTTGTCGATTTCGACAAACTCAAAACCCAACGCCTTCAACCGCGAACATTGCTTGTTGATGTTAGTCCAAAAATAATCGGTGCCGAACACCGGTGCCGGTTCGCCATAATCGTTTTCAATATCGTCAGGTGGGTCAATGTAATCCACGCCGGGCAATCGGCCCTTGGCTTCCTGACGGCGGTTGATGTAGCCAACGCCAATGCCGTGGGTTGGCAACGCCGTGGTGTCATAACCCACCACCGTGGCGGTGCCGCTTATGCCTTCGTCATCCGCCTTGCCGATCAAATAGCGCAACGGATAACCGGCCACCGGTGAAGTCATGCCACAACCACGATTGCATTTATTTGTTTAACTAATTCTTCGAAGGTATCACGCACCGTGAAGTGTGCGCCATTATCAAATCCAATCGAACGCATCCCGGGTTCGCCATCACCGATGTCAACCACATGCGCGGCTGCGATCCAGCGATAGCGGCCATCCTTCATCGTGACCCTGAACATGGTTCACCCGTTGACTTGCGGCCCGCGAATATCCGGCGAGATTCCTGAAATCGTGGTGTAATTCAAACCATCAATGCCCCGGCCAGCCGCGCCACCCGGTGCGAAACCGGAAGCGAACCACGTGCCGCTGGCACCCGGTAGACCCGGGCCACCACCTTTGCCGCCGAAGTTCGCCGCATCGGTAGCGCCACCGTCACCGCCAACTTCTGACGTGCCGCCCGCACCTGCCGGGCTAATGCCGTTATAGTTTGCAATGCCGCCATCACCCGGCGCGGTGCCCGCGCCACCACCACCGCCACCGTTCTGGCCAAGACCACCACCGCCACCGCCGCCCCAAATTTGCGCTCCGGCGGTCATGTTGATTTGAACCATATAACGGCTGTAAAGCGCGATGCCGCCGGGTTCGGGCGGGTTGATGGTGAAGGTTGACCAAGCACCATCACCACCCTTGCCTTGGATGCGGCCGTTGCCTTGAAGCCGAACCGTCACACCGGCTGGCCAACTGCCAATGTTCAATGCCGGTGTGCCGATATCGTTCGAACCAATGATAACGCCTTGTTGAATGATTAGCGTGACGATATCGCCAGCGTGCGGCGCACCGAAAAGCAAATCATGATGGGTGCGCAAGTTCATGTTGTTGGTGTTGGCATCCAGCACAATCAAGTGGTCAATGGTGGTGACGGTAACGAAGCGCATTTCTTCCGCTTCAACACTGATTTCCGCATCGTCAACATTCAACCGCGTGACCTCCACCGGCAAGTCAGCCCGCGCGCCGGTGTCGTCTTGGAACGGATAGGCATCAAGTTGGTAGCCGCCGCCAAGCGAAGGGTCGGCAACGTTGCCCTTTAACAATTTATAGCTGACCAAGCGCGGCGCATTGCGATAGCGGTTGGTGAAGATGGAACATATGCGGTCGGCAATGGTGCGGCCGCCGAACGGAATCCACCGTGAATAGATTTTCTTTAGCGATTGCGTGCCGCCATAGTTCGCTTCCGATGCGTCATCAATTCGCAGCACCGATGACCGGTAATTTTCCAATTGATCCAATTGCAAAAGCGGATTGATTTGGCCGAAGTAAACCAAGACCCGGCTGATTCTTTTTTCCGGTTGCTCTTTCACCGTCAAACTATTTGCAATCCGCACATCATCGTTGATGCGGTCAGCCGAAAGCGGAATGGCACGCAACACTTGCAGCTTCAAAATCTTGGCCTTGTCATCCCACCACAACGCAAGCGCGGCTTGTTCGATCAACTCCGAAATCAGTTTGTCAACGTCAGTGGGTTCGGCAATGTCAGCCGTGTAGACGGTGCCCAAATAGTTTTGGGTTTCCAGCAACCATGACGACAACGGAACGTAACCGGCCGGAACGCGCGCATAGGTCACCAACAAATCGTTGATGATGTTGGCAGGGTCTTGCCCGGCATAGCTCAAGACTTCCTGCAACCGTTCATCGGCACTATGCGTTTCCGCTTGCGTGTTCTTTTGCGCGCGAACGATTTGGAAGTTGTCGCCAAGCGCGGTGCCGTATGGCACGGCCGGTGGCGTGAAGTTCGCCACCCAATCGGCACGCCCCTTCACCACATATATTTCATCCATGAATCCGCTGAAATCAAACGCGGAGTCGGTGCGCAATCCAAACAATGGGCGGTTGTTGCCGCACACCAAGATTTCGTTGGCGGCCGGTGTATAGGAACCAATCACATTGCCGTTCAGGAATAGCCGCGTGGTCAACCCTGATCGTGTGAGCGCAATGTGGAAGTAGGCGGCGGCCGGTGTGAACGTGCTCGAAACGATTTTGGCGGAAGTGCCGATGTAGTAGGTGAACGTGTTGCCGCCGTCTTGCGTCAACTGCGGTGCAACGTCAGCAAGGTTGAAACGCCAATCAAAGACTTGGTAGTTGGCCGCGCCAGCCGTGGCCGGTTTATACCAAAGCGCAATGGTGAAATCGCCAGCACCGAAAGCTAGATCAGGATCGGCCGTGCCCGCCACGAATACCGAATCATCCGCACCGTCAAACGTCATCGCGCCGGTGCCGAACTTGATGTTGCCCGCCACGTTGGTGATGGTGGAGTTGCCACCCTTGGTGATGGTTCGGCCACCGGCCGCGTCAACCAACGGGGATGCGGGCACACCATCGGCATGAATCAAAAGCGTGGCATCGGGCAAGCGATTGTAAGAAACGATTTCTTTGCCGCCGATATTCAGGAAGCCGCTTGCCGGGTATTCGGCTTGACCCACGCCGGAAGGAACGGCGCGCAAGACGGTGGCGGCCGCCGTGATGTCAACCGCAAGCCGCCCGGTGTTGATGGCCGGTGCCTGTGACTTGTCGCCATCGGCAAGCTTCAACAAATCCTTCGCGATGATTTGAAATTTACCATCGGCCGCCGGGCCGTTGATGGTGTCAATGACGTAGTGCCGCGAATCCATTTCGGCAATCGTGATGTCAGGCACGGCACCGCGAACAAGCCGAAGCGCGCGACCTTGAAGGAAAGGATGGCGCGCCCTGAACTTCCCCCAAAATGATCCTTGGTTGAATGGCACATAGGTGCGTTCATTGATGTACTTATCAAAGCCGGTGCCGGTGTCGGAATGTTTGTGGTCATTGAACGTCACCGTTAGCGATGAACGTTGGCCAAGATTCTCGCCAAGCGACACCATACCTGGCGTGAATGCAATGTCGCTTATGTTCGGAATCAATTCGATTTCAAGCGGAAGGTAGTCCGCATTTTCAGCGAAACGAATGGTTGCGCCCACGTCATTATAGTTCGCAATGTCTTGACACGTGGCCCGCGTGTTCATGCACTTGCGCGTTCCGGTTTGACCGGTGGTCAACGGCCCGGTTGGCGTGGCGCGATAGTGACTCGGTGCGCTTGCTTGTTCCAACTGCGGGCCGAACACAAACGCTTGCGAGTTCGCGACACTATCGGCACCGTCAAGCGTGGTGTTGTTGGCATTGATGCTGAAATAAAGTTCGGCACTGCCGTGCGCCGCAAGCGTGGTGGTCAGCACGCACCGAAACCAACCATTGCCAGCCGGGAAGATGCCAGCCGACACGCCGCTATATGGCCCGGTGAACGTGACCGGGCTTGAAATGGTGCCGGTCAGCAAATCGAAGTTGACCCATGACCGGCAGAACGGCGCGCCGCTATTCTGAAAGATCATGACAAGATATCGGGCGGGCAATGCCGACACCTTGGCGAACATGCTGAACGTGTGCGGCACGTTGGGTGTGACCGGACTCGCGCCCTGCCCCATCCAACCTTGCACGTTGCTTTTCTGCACCCGCGCACCGTTGTTCGCACCAAACGGCCCAGTGGTTTGTGCTGGCGTGATTGTTGCGTTGGTGCCGCCCCATCCGGCCGGATTAAAATCAGCCGAATAAAAAAACATATTGCTTCCGGTCACCGCGTTGCACGGCGCGACACCGTAAGTTCGCGAACAATAGTCAACATCAAGTTCAACGATGTTGATGGCTTTCACTTCGCGAGTCCTTGATATTTCATCGTGATGGAAAATCGGTCGGTGATGGTGTCGTCAGGCACGGTCATGTCTTCGGTCAACCACACATAGCCAACATCGGAAGCATACTTCGAAGGCCACCACGCTAGAAAGAATGGCGTCTCAATTGATTGCGAATAGAACGGCGCGAAGTTGTTTCGAAAGAACGTTGGCGTGACATAGTTGAAATTGATTTGGCCTTCGCTCCATTGCGTTTGAACGATGCGGCCAAGATAGTTTCCGTTTTCCGACATGCCGGAAATCACCTTTGACTTCATGCCGAATTGCGGTGGCGTGTAATCAACATCAATGCGCACGCTTCGTTCAAAGACCAGCAATTGCCCGGCATACAATGCGCCAACAATCTTTTCGGTGGTGCCACCGGCCATTGAAAGCCGAAACCCCTGATAGGCACCGGGCACAATGCGAAAAATGATCGGCCCGTTGTCCTTCAACGTGAAGGCCGGGAAGGCTTGTGCAATCCAGTTGCCCGCGCCAATGTTGGTGCACGTATCAAAGCCCGGGGTGATTCCGGCGGTGAAGAAATTGTGACCGGCAATCGCCAAGTAGTCGGGAGTCTGCCCGGCCGGGATTGCAACGGTCAGGTATTCAACACCGCCAATCGCACTCGACTTCCACGGCGGCCGCGTGGCCGGGTCAACCAAGTTGGTCGCGGGGAACCCCGCCGCCGTTGACGTGGCGGTGATGTTGGTGGGCGTGACAATGGATTGCCAACCAATGACCGGGTTGTCCTTGGTCGATTGGTTCAATGCGATTTGCGCGTTGGATGTGAGAATTGGCATTAGGTCACCACCTTCAACCGGTAGCCATCGCGCCCGGCACTATTCAAGCCGTCAATCAAGTCACGCATGTCTTCCATCGAAAGGAAATCGGTCATGCGGCGAGAACGCAATTCAATCGTGCGCGGTGCGCCACCGCCAGCCGCCACTTGGTCAGCCGGTGTGATGTTGACCATTTCACCGGCGGCCAGATTCAACGGAACGAATTTGTTATCTACGCCACTGATACCGCCCGGCACCTTGAATGAACCACCGGCCGCGAAACTTTGCGCCTTGATTTGCGCGACCTGACCAAGGCCCGCCACGATGGTGGCCGCCATCAACGCATAGTTCAAAGGCGGCGGTGCCGCCGTCAACGCCTTGGTGGCCGCTTGATACGTGTTGATTAACGCACTCGCGATTGCCGCCACCTTCGCCGCTTGCGCAAACTTTTTGTTTTGTTCTGCGAACGCCTTGAACCCGGCCGCAAGGTTGCTGGCGATGTCAGCCACCGCTTGCGTGATAATATCGCGTTGCTTCTGAATGCCAGCTTGCCACGCCTTGGCGTATTCAGCCGCCGACTCTGGCCCGGCCTTGTGCTGAACCGCGATCATGGCTTGCCATGACAATTCCAGTTTCTTCAAATCGTCTTGCGCCTTTTCCCAAGGCGACATTGCCGCTTGTGCCTGCAACGCAATTTGATATTCGGCATTTTGACCAAGCAACTCGCGTTGCGCCGCAGAGAGTCCTTGCATTCCCTTCAACAAGGTTTCAAGCGGCACCTTGCCTTGCAGCAACGAAGTGAACCCGATGCCGAGTCCATCCAACTGGCCGCGCACCTCGGCCGTCTTCAATTTCAAATCATCAAGTTGCTTGCCAATGCCCGGGTCAACGATGCCACCGCGCGGCATGTCTTTGTTGACGGTCAGTTGCAACGCGCCCGATGCAATGCCCTTCAACCGCCGCAAGGCTTCCTCGACATTGGCAATGTCTTGCGCGAACTTCGGCAATTCTTCGTCCGAAGCTCCCTTCATGTTTTCTTTGAGTCGCGCTAGGTCGCCTTCTAATTCCCAAATCGGTTGTTGAACTTTTTCAAGTGCCGCCCCGGCGGCAAGCACACCGCCAGCGAAGCCACCGATTGCAGCACCGGCCGGGCCAGCAACCGCACCGCCTGCCAACATCCCGGCACGCATCCCGGCAAACCCGGCAACAACCGCAGCCACCGTGCCCTTGTTGTCCAAGAGAACTTTGAAAAGATCATTGAACGCGGAAGCGAGATTTTTAACGCCTTGCTGGAATTCCGGTGACGTGACGATGACGCGAAGTTGCCGCATCACCGGCAAGAACTCTGCGGAAATGCGAATGCCCGCCGCCTTTAACGATTGGCCAATCTTGGTGAATTCATCGTCAGTTGCGGCCGCCTTTTCGATCACATCCTTTTCAAGGATGATGCCAGCCTTTTGCGCTTCAAGTGCCCATTCAGCCAACCCCTTTTTCCCGGCAAGCAATACGGTCAACAACGCTTGCCCGGATTTGCCGAACAAGTCATTGGAAATGCGGGCCGCCTCTTGTGTCGGGCCGAGTCGCTGGAAGCCATCGGCAATCAACCGCAGTTGTTCGGCCGGGCTTTGCTTTTTCAGTTGGTCATACGTCAGGCCAAGACGGCCAAGTGCACGTTGCGATTCAGTGACGTTGCCACTGAAATCGCCCATGCGTTTGTTGAATTGCTCCATCGCACTGACGAAGCCGGATTGGTCAACACCGGCCAGCTTTGCCGCCGCCGCGAACTCTTGGAATTCGGTGGTGCTAAAGCCTAGCCGTTCCGAAATGTTTTTGATTTCCGAAGCGGCCGATGCGCTTTGCTTTATGAACGCAACGAAGCCCGCACCGGCCATCGCCGTGAACAAACGATTGAACCCGGTTTGGAGTCCCTTCGCGGCCTTTTCGATTTGCGCAAGTTGCGTGCTGGCTTTCTTTGCCCCGCTATCAAACGCGGCCGAGTCAAGACCAAGCACCACACGCAATGCGCCGATGACGGCTGAACCGGCCATGTCAATTCATCCCTTCCGGCGATGGCTTCGCCAAGTGCGCGGTGGCAATCACCAACCTATCCATGATCGCCATTTGCTCTTGCCACGATTGCCGCCGCTTCGGTGCCTTCGCATCCGGCTTGACTTGCATTCGTTCAAGCTTCGGCCACTTCGATGTGCGAACCAATCCGGCGGTGGTGTGCGCAAGCCAAGCCCGGTCATTGTGTTCGCGGATTTGCTGCGAAACGTAGGCGTCAAACGTCAACTTTAGTTCACGCGGTGTGCAACTCCAAAATTCTTCGTGTGTGCGGCCGATGGCTAACCAATCTTTTAGGAGTCCAAGCCAATTCCATCCGCCGCCCCGTTCGCTTGACCCGACTCCATCGTAGGGTTTCCACCCACCGCCGGAAATGCATCCGCCATCGCCTTGCCGATTAACTGATAGACCGGAAACATTCCACCGGCCGCCTCGATCAAACGGCCACATTCCAAAAGCGTCACCTTTGGATGCGAAGCGCGCAAGCCCGCATAGAGCAAGCCACGCACCACCGTCATGCTGACCTTGCCGTCACCGATTTCGGTACTGATATCCACGATGGATTTGCCAAGCGCGCTTTCCGCTTCGCAAATAGCGTTCGCGTCAAATCGAAGCCGATAGGTTTCCGAACCGGCCACGAAATCATGTTCACCGCGATGTGGGTTTGCCATGTCTGACTTCCTGAATTGTTGACGATGCCGCCAACGTTATCAGGTAGACATGCCGCGCACCACGTTGCCGGTCACCTTGAACGTCACGCTTGCCGACATTTTGTCATCGGTCGGCACGCTTGGTTCATACGATTGCAACTCGGCATCAAACGTGTGGGTGACTCCGTTCGGATAACGGATTTGACATGACCGCTTGCGCGACACGCCAACGCCCAAATCCAAAATTTCGTTTAGCTCATTGTCACCGGGACTGCCCGGCACATAGTTCATTTCGAATGAACACTCGCCACCATCCGTCAAACCCGAAATGAATTCGCGGCGGCGGTTCGGGCTGGTCATGTGCGTTACGTCAATTTGGTCAACCGTGGCGGAAGGCGGTGTGATGTTGACCACTTCGCCAAGGTCAATCAAATCAAGCGGTGACCCGCCGGAAGTGCTGATCTTGAAGGTTGAACCATAACCAAGCATTGCTTGGGAAATAGCCATGCCCGTGCTCCTATGTTGCGGAAATTAAACTTTGACTTTGGCCGCCTTCCGCGCCGCGCGTGCCGCCGCCGCTTCGATTTCGTTCCACAAGTCATCTTTGATGGATGCCAACGCGCCCATCGCGCCGCCATCCCAAACCGGCCGCATGTAAGATTGCGGCGGCATATACGCTGAACCGAATTCTTGAACGATTGACTTGGCACCACCGCTTGGCCCCATGAACATGAACACGGTGGTTTGCGGCGTGCTTCGCCAGCCTTCGGCGGTGCGCACCGTCTTCGCGCCAATATCGGATTTGTGTTGCGCGGCTTGCGTCTTCGTTAGCTTGTCGGAAATCTTCAAACTTGCTTTTAGCTGGCCAGTTTCACCCACCGGCGCAATCGCAACCGCGTGCTGCAACATCGGTGCCAACGCTTTCTTCAACGCCCGGCGCACCACCGCCTTGCCAACCGCCTTTGACAACTCGCCAAGCGCGGCATCAACTTCACGCAAGCCTTCAACCCTCACCGTTGTTGCCATCACCGCACCCGATACCAAACAAAGAAATCCCGTTGCCGGGAATGAAGCCGCGCCGTGGTGTCAAACGCATCTTGGCCTTGCGCGTGCAACACCACGATATCCACGGTGACCGGCTGGCCGTTCACCGTGTAGGGGAAGGCGGCATCCTTGAACCCCGACAACCGGTCAAAGACCGCGTTGCCAAGCTTCACCGCGTCATCGGGATTTACCGCCCACGAATCCAATTGCGTGCGCGACACCATCAAACCGGAGTCGCCTTGCATGTGGTAGGAAATGTCTTCGGTGATTAAGTTCTGAACTATGCTTGGCGCGGTCACGCCCTGCGGCAACACCGCCGGATAAATACGGCCACCGCACGCGGCCGCCACCGCCGGGTCGGCAAGCAAGATGGCGCGAAGCGCAATGCGCACGTCAATCATGTGGCACCGCCAATCGGTTCTTCCGACGGCACCACGCAATCAATTTGGATTTCTTCACGCCGCTTCGGTTCGCGCACGTCAACGATGTTGAATTCCCGGCCGTCATAGACCACGCGGTGCTTGGTGGTCACCGTCTTGGTTGTGTTAGTCCAGCGAAATGAAAACGTGGTGATGGCTTGGCCAACCAATTGTTGCGCCGCGTACCGTTCGCCACCACGGATCGGAAGCAATTCCGCCCACACGGTAGTCACGAAAACCCACGTGACAATTTCTTGCCCGCTATCACTTGTTGTGACTTGCTGGCCTTCAATCGTAATGCGCCGGTCTAGGTCGCCGCTTCTCATGCGGCCAAGAATTACCACACGAGTCGGAACAATGTACCGTCAACAAGTTCGCGTTCATTGAATTGGCTATAGCTTAAAGTGCGAAACCACGCGCCGCGTCTGCAATGCAATGGCCGTTCTATTTGGGCGAAATCGGTGCAGCCGACCAACGCCGCCGCGCTGCACTTGTCCACGAAAACCGGGCATCCCATCGCCGCCGCTTCAACCGCCGCGTTGCTGCCGTGGGTCACCAAGGCGTGCGCGCCCTGCAATTCAACGTCAAGCGGAACGGAAGTGTGCTTCCGCCGGATGATGATTTTGCGGTCAGTGTGAAGCTTCAACACCGCCACCGTGCGGTCAAGCCAATCCCGGTCAGAAAAGAAATCCCAATATTCCTGCCCGGTGTCAGCCACCACGATGTGCCGCCCACTGCGAATCCACGGCTTGATGTGCCGTCCTAAATTCAACTTGTCCCATCGGTCACCCCGCAAGTCATCGCGGATCGCTGGCACCTGAAAGGCGTTGCGTTGCCATCGGTAATAGCCGCCATTTAACCCGGTGCACCATGACCCGATGGCGCGGCGAAAATATCCCCTATCCCAAAAAATGAATTCCCGGCCGCGCGCCTGCCAGTCTTCAACGCACGGCCGCAACTGCGGCGAACAACCGATGATGGGAATCAAGCCGTCAGGAATCCACGGAACTTCCGCATAGTCGTGGCGAAGGATCGAACCGCCGCCGGTGGTGATGGCCTTGCCGATGCGCTCGAATAGATCGCGCTTGAAATCCGGCAAGCCGGGCGGAACGAATAGCACCAACCGTGCCGGGTCAACCGCCATCACACCCGCCAGTGTTTGCGCACCCACGGCAACCGCACGAATTCATCCGGCGAATGCCGAACGAAGGTCACCACCCGCGCACCGGCTGGCAACATATCACCCGGCGGCCATCCGCGCTTGTTGAAGACATAGACGCCACTCGCCGCGCCAACCGGCCACCCCGCCGCGTTCGGCACCTTGTGCCACAACCAACCTTGGTCATCCGGGAATTCATGATGGGCGATGGTGCTGGCCACCGCCGGGCTGAACTCGCGCCACACTTCCGGGTGAACGCCCGGCCGCAGCATCCACAACGCACCATTGTATGGGCACGGGTTCGCTAGGTTGGCACCCTGCAAAATGATGAAGTCTTGATAGCCGCCAAACAAGCAATCAAGCGGCCCGGTGATTATCGAATCCAAATCAATGTTGACGATGCGGTTGGTTGGGTCGGCAACCGGGAACAACAAGTTTTGGATTTCAGGATCAAACAACCGAAGCCGCGCGAAGCAACCCGGAATTTGGGTCAACCCCAAATCAAGAATCGGGAACGCATAGACGCCATCAATTTCAAACCGGCAATCGGTGAAGCAAACAAACAAGTGCGGTTCGCGAAGATTCCGCGCGACACCGGCCCGCAACTTGCGCACATCATCCGGCGTGAACCGCTCGCCCCACAACCACGTGGTCACGATCAGCATTGAATCACCGCCATCCGCGCCGATGGATGGTGGCTTTGAAATATCTGACACGGGAACGGAAGTTGATCGAACACTACTTGTTCATGGATATCTTCGATGATGTAGACGCCACCCGCCTTCACGAATGGCTTCAACGCAATGCAACTTGACACTTGGTGATTTGGCCGGTGCGAACCATCATCAATCAATATATCAATCGGCTTGCCGACCTTCCGCACCGCGTCAACCATTGAACTTGGTTTGCCTTGGTCGCCAAAGTAGCAACGAATCCGCCCGCGCTTGAATAGCAAATCAACGTTGTTATCAATGCCGATGATGTCACCGTTGGTGAAGAATTCTTCCCACATATAAAGACTCGCCGCGTGCTTCATTGTCGGTTGATGCGGCGGCCCCTTCTGCCGACCAATGCCGATTTCCACCAAGGTGACTTCGGCTTGGCGCATCGGTTCGAACATTTCCCAATAGGTTGGCGTGTACCGATGCACCGTCCACTTGTCGGTCACGTATTTGTTGGCGAGTTCACAAAGCGGAGTCAGCATGGTTTCACCATCATGACGGCGGTGTAGTCGATTTCCACACCTTCAAATTTCATGCCCATGATTTCAAAGAATTCATCCACCGCACGCCGGGCACCAAGCATGTGGCCATAACAATCCACGATCAAGATGCCGCCAAGGTGAAGGCGCGGCCACAGGCATTCGAGTTCATAGAACTTTGCGGTGTACCAATCGCCCATCAACCGGCACACCGCCACACGGTCGGGGATGAACGCGCCTTGGGAAAGCTTCGGATAAACCCAACACTTCCGGCCGGGCGTGGCGATGTTGAACGGAACGCCCAACCCCACTTCAACGATATCGCCGGGCACGTTGAAGTCATCAACATGCTTGACCGCCTTGGCGAAGGCCCGCGCCAACGCTTCCATCACCGCAGCAATCGCAAGGCATGGTGGATGACTTCGGTGGCCATGATTGACTCCATCGCCTTGATGCAATGTTCGCATCGGTAAAGACTGCCGCACGCGGCCAAGCTATTGCCCGCAAGGTTGACGTGCAACGGCGGATAGCCGGTCAACTCGATTGGCGTATAGCCGCCGAACAACACCACCGCCGGGATGCCAAGCGCGGCCGCGCCGTGATGCATTCCGCCTTCACCGCCGATGAACAACGCGGCCCGCTCCAACACCGCCAACGCTTGGCGGAAGTTGTCGGTGCGGAAGTGGTCAACATCGTTCAACGTGAATTGAATTTGCGGATAAACCAATTGCACCACGCGGTGGCCATATGCCTGCATTGCATCGGCCACCCGTTGAAACCGTTCGCGTGGCCATTGCTTGTTCACCGCCATTGACTTGTGCGCCGGTGTATTCGGTTCGATCAGCACAAACTCGCCACCGGCCGCCTTCGCGTTCTCCCTTTCGTGCTTGTCCAAAAAGATTTGCCCGGCTATCGGGCGGAACTTCATATTGAAAATCCAGTTGGTTGGCGTGATGCCTAGATGATAACCCCGGTTCCCTTTGTAGAACGGAATCCATTCTAAATCGGTTGCGCCTTCGTCACCGGGCCGGGCAATGTTCGGATTGCCTTTGAAGATTTCTTCACACCAAGGCCCCCAAATGATTCGGTGACCGTCACCGAACGCCGCGCGCTTGCCGGGCAGAACTCGCCGCGCGAGTCCGCTGGCCATACACTCGTCACCGTAGCCCATAAGAACCGAACTCCGCTTGCGTTCGGAACGCTTCCGGCCCGCGCCCTTCCGCACACGCTTCCGCATATTCGTTGTTGAAAAGTTTGCGGATATCGGCACGCGGGTGCAGTTGGTCAACGCCCTTGAACCAATGGGCGCGGCCTTCGCGCGCCAACCGCGCACGCGAAAGAACGTGGTTCGGTTGCGTTGGAATGTTGGTGTAGTGAACCACCTTCACGTGCGGTTCGCTCACATCATCGCACCCTTCGCCATCACGGCAATTCCAATCGCCTTGATACAACGCCATCGCACCGAAGATGGCTTGCCGCGCCGAACGGTAGCCACCCGCAACTTGCTTCAAGAAATCAATGGGCGGCAACACGCCGCGCATCCGCGCGCAATCCATCAACATGACACACGAAACCACATTGCCGTTGTCAGCCTTCGCCAAGAACGCCTTGCCGGGTGGGATGGATTGCCGGTGCAATTCCGCAATGTCAGCCTTGGCAATCATGTCGCAATCT